TAATAATGTTTATATATAATAAACCCAGAGTGCTGGTGATTAGGATGAGCTTCAAACACCTTGTTATTCTGGCCCCACTGATCCTCAAGGTGAAATTTTATTCTTTTTACCCATGCACCTCCTCTGTCAGCAGGACTAGTAGTCCAATAATCATTACCATTTCTAATTGCTGTCTCAAAGCCATTATTAGTATCAACTGTAGGAATAAGCCCTTCGCTATAAAGGTTAGTATTTACTCGTCGTACTTCGGTTGCATTAGGAAGTTCCCATCCCTCAGCAAAGCCTGAGTTATCAGCATTTTTTATCATAGTTTCCCAATCATGATAGTGCGTCCTATTTGTAAATACACTAGAGATTATATGAACAGTCTCATTTGCTTCATCTATATGATAAACATAACCAGAACCTCCATCAGGCATATGTTTTGTAGCCGGAAGCCCATTAATTACATCTCCAATTGTATAGGATTCTGCTAGTGCTGGTGCCTGAACACTCACTACTGTAGAAGGATTGATAAGCATCGATTTAGTGCCGTCTGCATTAATAGTATAGCTGCCTCCCCAAAAGGTAGGTAAATGAGCTATACTACTAAATCGAGCTGAATTCTTTGTTCCAGTTATACTCGTTCCTGTAAATTGTAATCTAACTGAAGAAACATAATTAGAACCTGAAGAAGTTTGTACACTAACGGTAGGGGTACCATTTGTAAATTCTTCTGTTGATTCTATAAATTGATTAATAGCTGCCTCTACAAATAGTTTTTCATTTGGATCTATTTCTTCAAAGTCAGGTAAAGATTCAATGTCCTCTAAAGAGTGTGCTTCATTAGAAGGGTCGTATGTTTTAAACGGAGGCAAAAAGGGTAAATAAAAACTATCAGGAGATACGCCTCCATAATTCCTAGCAAGAACAGAATCAAGTTTCTCCTCAAGATACGGCACTATATTCAATATTTTTCCTGAAATACTAACACCATCAAAGCCGTGTCCATAACCTAAAAGATGATAAAACTCATGTAAAACTACTGAATTATAATATTTAGATAAATCAGCCCCACCTGTGTGGCCAAGAATACTAGTTAGATTTACATTTTTACTAAGAGGATTTTTAGTAAACATTCCCCCTAGTATAGCATCTCCTAAATAATTGTCATTAGATTTTTTATCTCCGTACCCATTAAACATTATTGCAGGTATTTTATTTAAAAGCTGTGCTGAAGGTATAACTTGCTGATTTTTTTTCTCATACAAATCTCCTGTACCAGATACACTTTGAACAGTTTTAGTTTGATTTGATAGAATTGCTTTTATATGATAACTCCATGCGTCAGGGTCATCTGAAGGCACGTCAGGAGCGAACCTCATAAAACCCCCTAAATTTTCAAATAAAGGAATTAACATTAAACCAGGGTTCTGCCCAAGAAAGAAAAAATAATCCTGTTCCATAGCAGCCAATTCTGTAACAGCTTCTGGTAACTCTACACTTCCTTGCAGATTAAGCTCAATAACTTCAGCTCTTTTGTTTTTAATTTCTTCATAAGAATAGTTACTTCTATACTCTTGATCGCGATCATCTAAAAATACAATCCCCTCTCTATACCTATCTATATTATGTTGTAAAGAAGTGTACATACTAGTTGGATTCTTAGTGTGTCCTAGATCCTCTATTCTTTGTTGGAACGGGTAAACCATATCTTTAGGTATCTTCCAAGGCAAGAAAAATCTTACTTTACAATCCACCCCGTGGTGAGGACTGTTTAAAGGAGTTTCCCAATTCCCATCTTGATTATATCCTTTATTAACGTATTCGCCAGAAAAAATTAAATTACATCTATCAACTATTTTTTGTACGTTATATCTTAAAACAGCTACCTCTGTTTCTTCTGTTGGCTCATAAGTAACTCTAAATATTACAGGAATGTATTTAACGTCTTGATCTGTATAATCTAAATCATACTCTTCTATGTACTGCATAACTAAATTGTCAGCTGTATCATTTATATTTATATTAGCTAAACTGCTGGATGAGTAACCGCTAATTAAGGCCTCGTTTTCGTGGCCATGGTCATGCCCACACGTGTGCGTACCTTCTGGTTCTCCTAATTTAAATATTCTTTTTGCCATGCTTACTATTAGTCTTCTGCGTTAGTAGATCCTATACTTAATAATATATCATTAGTTAATTGTAACAAAGCATTAAGCTCAATTGCTTCTGCTGATAATTCTTCTTGAGGAGAAACTAATAGATCAGGCTCTTTAGTTGGAGCACATTGATCTGGAGTAAACTCTAAAACATTGCTAGCATTTAATAATATATTTCCTAATATATTTAAATTATAAGTACCATTTTCATCTTCAACCGCATAAGAACAATTCCCGTGCATCCAAGATATTTGCTCAGGTGTAAAATAATAATCCATCGGCCATGCCTCCATACTACTTACAGGAGGAGTAAGAAATTGATTTTGATGCATATGAGTTCCACCATACGTCTGCTGATTCTCGCCATCACAATAATATTTTGTATATGCAGTGTTATATAGCATAGGAAGGTGTCCCTGAAAAACATTTTGAGTGTCTAAAAAAGGATCTGTATATGTAACCCCCAGCTCTAATATTCCTTGCGAATAAATATTTGGGGCTTGTCCTTCTGCAACAATACATTCATTTATTTGATCGCCCTGCCATCCAAATCTTGTTCTTATATGAGGAACTCCAAGCATGTGCGCTAAAGTATGTACAACAGTTCTAGCTCTCACCGGATCTCCTGAAAATATTGACCCCCACACTCCTGTGCTAGTAGCTGCAGGAGAAGTTAAATTATATGAATACCCAAAATCAGTGTATTCAGCATCTGCATTAAACTCTTTAGTTGCAGGCATGTTGTATGAGTTAGAAGCTTTACCTAAAGCCCATAAATCTATAACTCCTGTCATTAAAGTTGGATTTAAATTTTCTGCAAGAAAATTAGAACCAACTGTCATTACAACACTCGAGTTATTTGAATTAACTCCTCCCGATCTAGTTTTATTAACAAAAATTATATTAAGGTATTTAGTATTATCCCAAGAGTAATTATCTTGTATATACTCTAAAGGAATGCCTTTAATAGGCACTGTACTAGATATATCCTCAAAATGATCTAAAGCTACACCATCAACGTTGTAGTTATAAGTTGGTGATCCACTGTGGTGACTATTAGTGTACTGTAAGTTTGAAGCGTCTACAATATTTAATCCTGGTGTAGTCATTTCATTTCCATCGGGATCTACAACAACAGGACTAAACTGTATTTCAGATCCTTGGAACCAATGATTAACCCAGTTTAAAATATAATCAATATCTAGATCTAGGCTTTCAAAACTAGAGCTATCATTTAAAACATGAAATACAATAGGAAATGTTTTTAGAGAACTTCCTGTTTGATTCGCATAATCTGAAGACGCGGCCTGCACAGCATCGTAGTAAGGCTTAAAATTAAACTGATGTTGTTGGCTATATTTCCAAAGTAAATGATCGTGCCCGCACGAACTACCTCTTAATAGGTATGTATGATTATATGACATTAACTAGAATTTAATCGTTTTCCAATCCTTCTAAAATGCTTTTTGCAAGAAGAGCCTTATCAAAATCTAATTGATTGCAGTCTTTACAAGACAAATCAATGGAACTTAGTAAAGACTCTACTTTATTTTTCATATTACAAATAGAAGAATACTTAACAGAATTAGATATTATAGAATCTCCTTCTGGAATATTTATTCTAACTCTTACCTCATAAATATTATCCTCTAAAGTTTCTTGAGTTACATCATACTCTTCAGGAAGATCTACATTACTCTCTAGTAAAATTTGGTTTGCAATATAAGTAGATATAACATCTGAAGGTAAAGACACTTTAAATCCTTCTATACTATTTACAAAAGGAAATGAAATATAATATAAAATATCTACAACTTGAAATGTTGTAGTGTACTGCACATTGTTTATAAAATGATAAGCAGTTACAAAAACATCTACAGAATCATGACTTAAAAACGAAGTTTGATTTAAAAGCCCCCATCCCTCTGGATTATCTGTAGGACTTTTCATTTTACCAGTTACTTCTTCTATAATTAAATTCTTACAATTATCTGAAGTTCTTGCTATAAGTTTTATATTTAATGCCATTGACTTTTATTAAAAAAGGGCAGACAGTTGTCTGCCTGCCCTTTAATTATTAATTATAGTTTACGCTATTATGCGTGGAAAATAGATGTCAAACCAAACGTAGCGTTAGCTTGAGCACCATCTGTAGCATTAGTATTATCTACTAAAGCAAGGATAACTTGACATTTTCCAGTACCTGCTCCAGCAACTGCATACCCAGGGTCTGCAATAGTAGCATCAATTTCCATAACATCGTAAGCTGCTGATGTAGCTGCGTACAAAGTAATATCGCTAGTATTGTTAGGCACACCGTGACGGTAAGGAGCTCCTTGAGAACCTTTCCCAAACCACTCTAGTTCAGCAACTTCGTTACCAACTCCAGAACCTTTAACAGCTGCAGTAGTTGAAACAGCAGTAGTAGATCCAAATCCATCTAAAGTAACTTCAAAAGTAACAACAGTGTCAGTTAAAAGACCTAGTTTGAACTCTTGCGCCAAACCTGTAATCTTAATACCTGCAGCACCCGCTTGAACTGTAGCAGCAGCTATTCTACTTACTTTGTTATCAGCAACAAGACCTGAAGCACCTTGGAAAGGCTGATCAAGTTCAAAGAAATTATTAGTGGTATCAATAGATACAATCTTGTAAATTGCATCTGTGTCTGCAACACCTGCAGCAGCTGATACTGTAACGTATTCTCCAACTGCAATAGCAGCATTAGTTGTAGCATCATCTACATCTGCACAGGTAACAATTTTACTACCATTAGTAAATGTAGGATCTACACCAGTACCAAAGTCAGTTGCACCTGAAGTAGCATCATTAAGACGCTCAACTTTTACAGAAGCACGTTTTTTACCAGCAGTTTTACCTGAGAATTTTTCAGACTTAGACATGTTTTGAACCAAAGCATCAACAATTTCTTGCTGAGTAGCTGAAGCATCAGAAACAACCTCAAAGAAGTGTAGGTCTGACTGCTCAGAGTACAAGTCAGTATTATTTGTAAAGTTTACACGAAGAGTGTAACGGTTAGAGTTGATAGCTTGTACAGAACCAGAAGTCCCATTAAACCCAAAAGTAGTTGACTGCTGAGTTCTTGCAACAGTAGCTTTACCTCTAAAAGTAGATTTATCAAACTCTAATAACGGAGAAAAGTTAACTGTACCGTCAGCATTTTTTTGTCCAATTTTAAAGAACTCTCCAGCTGCAATTGCATTACTGTGAGCAGCTCCTGTCTCATCAACTACAAAGATACTTCCTGATCCTGTAGCTGCTGATGCAGTAACATCATTTTGGAATGCCGCATCTGCAGAAGCGCTATTTGGTCCTACAAATACATGTAGGGAATTATTTGTTTTAAACATTTTTTTTCTTTTTAAAAATTAATTAATTAATTATGCTAATACTGGATAAGCAGCTACTGCAGTTGCACCAGCGTTTGCACCACCAGATCGACTAACTACAAACCATCCGTCAGATCCGCCCCACACTAAGGTAAAGGCTTCCCCTACAGTTGTAGTAGCAATAGTCGTTGAAGCACCTGCTAAAGTTGCAGGAGTCAAAGTAACTGTATTAGCAGTTGAAGATAAAAATATCTTTACTTGCCCTACAGTTGTTCCGTTAGCTAAAGTTACAGCTTCGTCTCCGTCGTGGTTTAGAATTGTAACTGGAATTGTTACACTGCATGCTGCTGCATTAGTGTCAATAGTTTCAGAGCCATATACAAGCCCCCCAGTTAAAGTTCCAACTCCCGCAACAGATACAGCGCTAGTAATAGCTTGAGCATTTGCGTCAGATAAACTAACGTAATCTCCAGCAAGATCGTTAAAATCTTGTGCTCGAACTGGAGTATTTCCGACTAAGCCTGCAGCGTTTTTTGAAGGCGCTACATTGGCATTAGTTATTTTTGCTGTTCTTGCCATTTTATTTATTCTAAATTATTAAGTTCTATTTTACTTGATTGGTATCGTGGCTGCTCTACGTTTTCTAAAGCATCTACAACAGCCATCCTCACAATCTCTCTGTGTGTATGCTCTGATAATATACAGTCTTGACTTGAAGATATTTGTTCAGGTTCTTTTATGTACCTTAAATAGTAAGTAGAAATTACTTGACCTTCTCCGGTAATTAATTCAAAAGCTCCTGCCTCATTATGCTCTCCAAAATCTAATCTATACACTGTGTTTTTATCAGGCTTATTAAAAGGGTCTTCTATTATACGGTTGTAGCGATCGTATGTTATAGGCTTTGAAGAAACTCTTCTTATACTATTAACTCGATCTTCTTCTGTGTATATACTAGCTTCTTCATTTATAGCATGCCTATAATCGTCAGGTAAAGTAAAAAAAGTAGAGTTTGGTTTTCCTTCTACATTAGTATTAGTAGTAGAAGAATATTCTGATATTAACATTCTAAGATCATCTCTACGTTTTTGATCTTCTTCAAAACTAGTACGTCTAGGATTATTACCAAATGCACGATTAGACACAAACTTATCTTGTGCTATATTTAAAAATCTATCAATCTCAGCAGATAAAAAGGAGGGAGAACCAGCTCCCCCCGCTTTATCCATGAGTAATTTAAATTCTGTATGCATTTCAGCTCTATCCATACTATTTGCCTATAGACATTTTACCTTTTAAATCTAAATACACTTCCTGATTATCAGGGTTTTGTAAATATTCAATCGCCTGCTCAAGTGTGTAGCCTACAACGTCTCCGCCAGGAAGAACATATTTAGTACCATTTTTATTCATAACTCTTGTTGCGATACAATCGTCAATAAAAGCTCTTATCTTAAATGTTGGGTCCTCCACAGTAGTTAAAAATTCTTGAGGGTTATCGGTTACAACTTTATCAAGTTGAGACTCAACAAAGTCTACAGAAGCATCATCTCCTGCTCTTTTACCAATAACCTTAAGAACATCTTTCATCTCTGAAGTAGTCATATTACTAAATACTTTGTATGCTTTACGCTTAAGTTTAGATTTCTTATTCTCAACTCTAGCTTCTTGCTCCTCTGAAGTCATTATGTACTCTGCAAACGGTGTGTCGAAACGTTCCATTTCAGAGTTAGCGACTCTTTGATGCGCTTTTAAAGTTAAGTATTTTAATTCATGTTCTGGATTATTAAGGTCTAATTGAATTCCTTCAGCAGGAACATCTACTCTAAACATAGTCCAGTAATCTGTATTATATCTAGAAAGTGTCCCAGGAGACATATTCATTTTATTCTCAAGTCGAATTTCATCTTCCTCTGTTAATCCAGTATTAAGAACACCGCTACCTTTTGCTGCTTGAACAGTAAGTCGTTCAAAACATCTAGAATAACGGAGGCTCCCGTCGTGATCGTCGGGTAGCCATCCGTGTTTCTTTATAGGTTTTACAGTAACCTTATCTATCTTTACATTAGAAACACTTTCTCTCTTCACTTCTGCTGCCTCTACTTTTTTTGGAGCTGCTTTCTTTGCCATCTTCTTTCGTGTTTATAAGTTAATTATCTATTTATTATACAGTTGTCGAGTAGATTAATTCTGCACAAGACATTGGGTTTGCAATAAGCACACCTTGTTGAGCTTGAGCGAATAACTGGTAACCATCTACTGCAGACGAAGAACCTGATGAGAACGACGTGTTCGGGCCTAACGGTGAAGTTGAACCGGCAACGTGCCACATTAATTCTTTACGTCCTTTAGGGTATACTCGACGAATGTTTTGCTCACCACCTGAAGTACCCATGTTAAGGATAGTATAACGGTAAGACTCAGTGTATCCACCTTTTGGGTGCGGTACACGGTTACGTACTTCGTTATCATACAATGGTAAGTGTACTAGAGTAAAGCGGATACCTTGTGGCCCCATAAACTCTCTGTACTGACCTTGGAATGATAGGTTTTGTCCTTCTCCACCAATTCTCTTAGAATCAAGCGGCTGGAATCTAGCTGCATGGTTTTCAAGAGCTCTGTGGAACTGAACCATACCACGCTCACCTGTAAAGGCTACAAAGTGACGCTGATCTTCTGGAAGAATGTTGATTGACAAATTCAATAATACATCTTCTAAGTAGTCAATTGTAAAGTCTGTGTAGTGGAACTTGTACGATGGTGAGATTTGCTCACGGATACCAGCACCCTCAACGATTGGAGAACCAGAGTCACCGAACATATTGTATGTTCCATTAGCTTGTTTGTTAGACTTAGAGAACCAAAGCATACGCTCTTTTTCCTTCATCCACTGACACATGAATTCGTATTCTGCATACTGAGTCCAGATCTTAGTAGTTGTTCCTGATTTAGGATCAGCCATTTCGATAACTAGTGGACGTTGGTGCATGTTTCCAGGAATAGTGTAAGTCTTAGATAAGAAAGACA